AACCACCTTGACAATTTTGTAATTCAAGTTTAAGCTGTTCAATTTCTTGTCTTAAAGAAGAAGTAATAGAATGTAATTCTGCAATTTTAGCATTTAATAATTGTGTATTTGTATTATCATAATTTTCAAATACTTGTTGTAAATAATTACCATTAAAATCTAAACTATAACTAACAATAGTTTCGTGTATAGTAGTTGGTATATTATTTTCTAATGACATACTAGCATCAACATAAAATGTTTTTCTATTAACTAGTTCTGTAGTGCCAGTTAATATATCATTAAATGGTATAAACCAAATATATTTTAATGCACCTAAATCATTAGAAACTTCTTCATTAGATTGATATTTTTCTAAAAGATCATTGGTAATATCAAGTGCAATATCTTTAACTGATTCAACAGTTGTAACCAATGCTGTATTTTCTGATTTTGCAATATCTAATTCTGTATTAAATAAACTTTCAGAAGATATAATATCATTTTCTAAATTTAATATTCTTTCTAATAAATAATCATAATCAGACTGACTAATTAATAATTGACCAGCAGGTATTTCACCGGTAGATAAATTACTATTTGCTGTTAATTCTGTAAATTCTATATTTATTATATTTTTAAGAGACTCAGTAGTTTGATAATAATAACTAGAACTTAATTCTACGAATTGACTTTGATCATTTATTGGAATTTCTGAACTTGTAATTGATAATAAACTACCATTTTTATCCCTAACAGGAACTAGTGATGACGAAATCATCAAATATGTTTGATTATTTATTATTGCCATTATCTAACTACCTTAAATGGTGTATTAATTTCGTATATATTTTCTAAAGACCCAGATGTTACTTTTATTCTTAATAAATAATATCTTTCAGATTGTAATCCATCACACCACAAATTAATATAATTTCCAGTTAAATCACAACTAACCTTAGTAGAACCAGTATCAAATGGTATAATAGTTTCTAAAGAATTAGCATCTATAATAGAATAATATGTAGTTTCTGGTAAATATCTATAACTATTAAATCTTTCAAAAGAAGAATCAGAATATGATCTAGATGGAAACATTTCTCTAGCACCTATAAATATTTTTGTTCTTTCTCTATTATTATATTCAGGTTTTAAATTTCTAGCATATATAAATAAATCATTTATATCAGTCTGAATTAAAGATCCTGTAGTAAAACTAGAATCATCCCATGCTACTTCTAAAGATGGATAATATTGTGTATGTGTATCTTTAGAATAAAATTGCATAAACCCATATGATTTATTATCTGTTTCTTCTTCATCTGATCTTTTTACAATTAATCCATAATTACTATATGAACTACTTAACCAAGAATTAACTATATCGTTTATATTAACTCTTAAATCTGATAATTCATATGTGTATAACCCCGTTTCTTGAAATGTGTTTTCAATGTTTAATAATGAAGATGAAATAGATGATGTTAAATAATCACCACCATAATTTGTCCAATATGTTAAAGTTTCAGCATCACTTGCAGACCAAGTCGCACCAATATTTCTATTTATATCATCATAAAATTTTCCAGTTCCTTCTATCCACGAAGAACTCATAGGATGAATATATAATACAGATTCTTCTTCTTGACCTTCAACTCTACACAAATGTAAATTTAAATAAAAATTTGGGTTTTTAATAATATCAGAACCAATCATAGAAAAAATATTATTTAAATCAAATTGTAATAAAATTCTAGAATTAACAGATGAACTAACATAATTACTAGAAGATATTATTGTTTTATATATTTCTAATATTTCATCTTTTCCAGTATTTTTATCTGGGTATAAATTGTATATCGTTGTATCTTTTTTTGCTGGTATAAAATAATGCATTTTTTATCCTTTTACAATAATTGTTTCTTATTAACCAAAATATTTATCTTCTAATTTATCTATTTGTTTTTGAATCGTTTTTTTATCTAATTTTAACCCAAATTCTGAATTTAATTCTTGTATATTATTAAATTCAACTAACCATTTAAATGATTTTGAATCTTCATCTTTTTTCCATTTTATTGAATATCTATACGTATTATCATCACGTCTACTTCCAAGTAAAATATATCTATTTATAAATGATGCAATAATAACTGCGTCTTGTCTTGCATCATATTTCATTATCATTTTCATATTTTTAGGATTAATTTCACTTTTGTTCATTGACTTTACATACCAATGTACTTCATTTATTAGTGTTTTTAATTTTATTCCCATTATTTAGCCCTTCCTAAAATATCTTTATTTGGATATTTGACCTCAAATATTGATGGGTCAATTGAAGTATAAATTACACCTTCATATGTTGCACTATCAATATCATAAAAATTATTTGAATATTCAGTATTTGTTGAGTCATATTTGTTATATATTTTAATATTAGAAACTGTTCTAACACCTTCTACCTTATCTAATAGATTATATAATTCATTTAATATTATAGGTTGGCCAATTTGCCAATTATCTATATTAAAATAATCTCTTAATTGTTCAATACATCTCAAAACAACTTCTCTCTTATTTGTTACATTTTGATATGTAATAATTTCAAATTCAACACCTATATTAATTATATAAGCATCTTTAATATTAACTGCATCTGTTGCTATTCTATATTGATCTAAATAATTTTTTAAATTATCTTTAATTGCAGGATTTAATGTAGTTAAATGTTTATTATTATCATAAGTTAAACAATATGCGTTTAATGCTAATGGATTTAATATATAATCAAATTTATCAGATACTTGTCTCTGTAAGAAATCTTGAACTATATTTACTTTTGCAATACTTCCAAATTTAGGATGCATTGATAATATTCTAATTCTATAATCTTCAACTGTTACACATCTATCTTGAGCAGCAAAATAAGCCATAGCATTATTTTTAATTTCTTCTATACTTTCTGAACCTTTTGCACCAACTGCCGGAGTGTTATTTGTTGCTGCTAAAGATGTTCTAACTCTATTAAATAAACCTGTATCTAATCCTGTTGTATCATTTAATATTTCAGCATTAACTAAAATATTTAATTCACCAACACTTGCATTTGCTCTTTCATCTGTTCCTCTAATATATTTTATAGTTAATGTAGTATTAGAAGGACTAAGACCATATGTTCTAGTATTTAAAAAGTTTCTAGGATCCACTGGCTTATTAAAGTAAGTATATCCAATTGTCTTTGGATTAGGAATTAGTATCTCATCTGGAAATGCGCTTGTTCCTGCACCAAATTGTAGCTCTGTCATATTATCATGTCTAACACGTTTAATAAATCTTCTTGCTACTTTTTTAAATCTAAGTAGATAAGGAACTGTATTTCTATATGAATAATATTCTGACACTTCTTCAGTTGGTATTTGTTCTAATACAGTATCTTGTGCTAAATAAGGAACTTCATACCAATTATTACCATCTGAATCTACTATACTAAGTATATCAACAACATCAGTATCTGGTAAAACTATTTTTAAATATTTTTCTGCATTTCCAATTGTATATTGTTTTTCAGTAATTATTCCAGAAGATGCTTTAATTGTTTTTTTCAATAAATAATAAGTAATTTCATTTCCAGAATTATTTGTTTCATATACTGTAACTTCTGTTGGTTCTGAACCTGATTCTGAAAAGTTTATTATATTATCTACTCTAAATTGTATATCAGGATTTGTTTCTGATGATACTCTTAAATTTTGAACTTTTAATGCATATCTCCAATCGGGTCTAAATGGATATGAAGTTGCTGGTATTATCTGATATATATCTAAATCAGTATATGATATTCCTGAAAGTTTAGGTGAATAACTAAAAGCCTGTGCAATATCTATTACATTCTTTTTATTTTTAGCATGTTGAATTAAACTTTCTTTTAATTGTATGTCTGAATATAAACCTAATACATCTCCAACATACGATGACATTTCTATAAACATCATACCAATTGATGCATCAGAAAAATCATTATATTCATCTGGAAAATATACTTTAGAAAACTCTATAAGTGTATTTCTAAAAGATGAAAAACTTTTATTTAAATATTTTACATCCTTTTTAATATCTTTGGTTGGCATTAATTTTCCTTTTCTATTATTCTAATACTAAATTTAATGTTGATAATGTGTTAGGATCATTTTTTAAAAAAAACGAAATATTAATAACTAATCTATTTTGATCAACATTATTATTAAAATCCTTATTAATTTCTAAATTAGCAATATAAACTTCTGGAATATATTTATTTATTTTATCTTCAATAACAGTTTTTAGTTCATCAATATCATCTATAGGTTCAAACAAATATCTACGCATTCCTAACCCAAAATTAGGATTAAAAACTCTTTCACCTGGATCTGTATTTAATAATACGTGTATTTTACTTTTAACTGCATCTAGTGTATTAAAAGTTTGTTTAAAAAATCCAGTGTTTCCTTTTACTATTGGATAACTAACATTTATTCCTTGCGCCATTTAATTTCTCTTATACAAGTGCTCTTTTTTGTTTAGCTTTTTCATCTGCTTTTTCTAATAATTTAGTATAATCCTTGTTAAGAACATTTGATATTTTGTTTTGTATTTGGTCAAAATCAACATCAGATATATCATCAACACTATTATCATTTACATATTCTTCCGCAAATGAGTCTCTAAAATTTACATTTCTTGGTGTGCTTTCTAAATCTACGTCTTCTTTAATGACATTTCCATGCATTCCATATTTACCTAATTCACTTTGTGCCAATAACATACTCTCGTTTGCAAGTGTATTAGTATCTATTGGTGTCATATTTATAGGAACATTTACATTACCTACTTTTATACTTGGACCACCATCAACGTGTCCTAATGTATCTGACTCATTACTATATACAGCATCTCTAACAGTTTGTTGTAATAAATTATTTAATATTGGGTTTTTAGAATATGTTTTATTAGGTAATTTAGGATATGTTTTTTTCTTTCCTTCACCTAAAACATTATTCATAGTTTTCTTAGATTTTTGTACTGTAGATGTTCCTTTTGCTTCTAACAAAATTTTAATAACTTCTTTTTGAGCTGCTTCTTTAATTACAGACTTAAACTCATTTGATTTTAATATTTTTTCTAATCTAAGTTTAACTATACCATCTATAAGTTTTGCTAATTTTTTATTATCCATTTATATACTCCTAGTGTTAACATTTAATAATAAATATATCAATAAATAGTTTTATCGAATTCCTGACCAATAATATATTTTCGGTATTGTAGTTGTTCCAACCGGCACTAAAGAAACTGTTATTCCTTTAATAGTATTTGTATGAAATTTAAATGCTGTTACCATTGATTTAGCTAATAAACTTGAATCATAAGTGTTTATTATGTTAAATGTAAATGGAACTCCCGCAAATATTATTTTGTTATATACAACTTGTATTGAACCTGGAGGTGGAACAACTTGTTTCATAATAACAGAATTCCAATATAATACAATTCCAGTTGATATTCTTTTAGAAACCTCTTTTAAATCTTTACCACGTTTAGCATCAGAAAATGCTAAATAGAAAAACGGCTTTAATATATTTCTATTTGTTGATAATAATCCCTCACTATATTGATTTAATCCAAATTTAATATATTGATCATACTTTTTTGAAATAAAATCTGCTGTATCGTTTTCATTATTTGCACGATTACTTTTAAAATATTGTGCTATATCATTGCTCAGAGCATCCCAGTTAATCATTATAGTGTTTTATTTTGTTTAGATAAAATTGTCTTTAACTTATTTTTGATTATTCTATATTGTGCTGCATTTTTAGGAGGACCACTTGGACCTGACCCTGTAGGGTGAATTTCTTTTATCATTTCATCTATAAGTTCTTCTAATAGTTTTACCAACTTATCTCCCAATACAACAGGTTCTTTAGCATCTTTTCCTAAATCAATTTTAGGAGAATCTATAAACGTTCCAGATTTTGCAACAACATTTAATCTATCTAATGTTGTTATTCCTATATTCTTATTAGAATCGATTGCAATATATCCATTGGATGTTAATGAAATTCCTTTATTAGCAAATATAAATACTTCATCCTTTTTAGCATTCCAAATAACTCTATCTGTGTTAAAAATAATCTGATTTCCTTCAAATTTATTTGGAGGATTTATTGTTGATTTTAAATGATATGTTGAACCTTGTGTTACTGGTTTAATATCAACAATTTCATCAGATGTTATCCATATCGAGTTTTTAATATCATTTATATTTTCTTCATATGATGTTTGTTCTTCTGATGTATTTATTTCAGGTGATTGACCTACACTTATTTTAATATTTGGAGAATTAGTATCAGGGTTATTTCCTAATCTAATATTATTACCAAATCTACCTCTCAAAATAGTATCACCTTCTTTAGGCAATATAGGTTTTACTTTATTATTATTGTTTATAAATGTGTCACCTAATTCAATTTTACTATTTCCCTTTTTAGGAATAGTAGAAGATACGTTAGAATATTCTTTACTATTGTCTGGATTATCTTTATATAACGTATCAGATATTCCTTGAAGTGTATTGTTATTAACATTATTAAAATAATTTAATGATGTAATATAAAACAATTTACCTAATAAATTTATTAAAACTACTACTTCGTGCTTAAGTGGAAATGAAATTAAATATGGATTTAATGGAAGGGCCCAAGATAAATTTTCTTCATCTGATGTTTTTTCTGAACTTACTATTCTTATTTTAGCTTTTCCTATATCAGAATTATTAATAAAATCTGGATGGTCAGAACTATAAATTACATCAATTACTTCTCCAGTTTCTACTTGATAAAACTCAGATTGATTATTTCCAGCAAATATCTGATTACTAACTGAACTTGGGTTAATAAGAGACATTTCTCTTCTGTATTGTATGCTTGTTCCTTCTGAACTAATTTTTTTTGACATTTACTTCTTCCACTAATTGTTTATCATTTTTACTAATTTCTTTTTTAGCATCTACAATCATAGTTTTTAATGCATCATATTTTTCATTAACGTCAAATTGTTTAATTATATTATTATTTTCTAATAATTGTTTTTTCTCATCTGCAGATAATAATTCTAAATTTTCTTTATTATCGTTATTATTATTAGAAGAAATTATTCTTTGAACTACTGTTGCTAATTTAACCAACTGTTCATCATTTTTAATTGCAATGTCAAACACATCTTTTAACATTGGTAAAATTATTGCTGCATCACTAACCGTCGATACTAAATTAGTAACACTATCTAACAAATCATCAATTTGTTTCTTTTTATTTTTAGAATTTTTATATATATCTGAGAATAAATCTGATACGCTTTTATTATCAAAAATTATCTCATTTTTATCGAATGCCATAATTATTCCTCG